CCGCCTCTGCCCGAAACTCTGGTGAATAGTGTTCTCTCGATTTCATTCAATACCCCCGATTGTCTCATCGTAACAATCGGGACTGTCTGTGAAAATCAGGATACCTCACTTCGCTTTGGGGCAGGCGGTAGAGGGCGACCCGGTAGCGCTGCCAGGCGGTGAGCTGTTCGCGTTCGGCCTCGCTGATGATGCCCAGCGCCTCGGCGTCGAGTAGCGGGGCCATGGCATTGGCGGCCTGCTTGAGCAGCGCATCGAGGCGGGCTTGCTGCTCTGCCTCAGTCGGCGGTGGCAACGGGATCATCTCGATATCGCCAAACTCACCGAACACCGCCCGGCTGTAGAGCTCGCGGCCGTGCTCCATCGGGTCATCTTTGCGGGCGGTGAACTGGACCGGCTCAGGCAGATGGGCAAAGCGCACATCCAGGGTGATGCTGTCGGGATCCGCCGCATAATGGTGAGGGCGCACGGCGCTGAGCACTTCAATACGTTCCATCAGGTTCTCCTCTCTCAGGCGACTCGGATCCACAAGGTGGCCCGGTCGTCATAGCGGTCATCGTCGTTGGCATTCATGATGTCGCCCATACATTGCCAAGTGCCCGGCAGGCTGTAACCGGCGTAACCATACTGATAAGCGGAGCAAGGTCGTAGATTTGCGCCTGACACTCGCTGGCCGTGGCTAGTTTTTCCGGCGGTATGGATCAGCGCGGCAAACACGTAAGCGCCAATAGCTTGGTATGTGCCGGCCACCACATCAGCGTTACCGCTGGCGGCCTGCTTAACGGCAAAGCTGTCCATGGCCCAATCAACCACATTCTTGCCACTAAGACGTGGGCTGAACAGATCACCATTGGAGGCGATCCGCCATCCGCCCGGTGACTCCAGCTGGCCGCCGTTGCGCAGGGTCCACACTTGGGTGTAGCTACCGCCATCAGTAGCCGCGAAGGTGTGACCACAATCAGAAGCATTACCAAGCGTCTGGTAGCCATAGAACATCTCGATGTCATAGGCCCCGGCCATATTGAACGCCTGACCCAGCACACCAAACAGCGCGCCGGAATACGTGGCAATGCCGGGGGCGTTATACGAGAGATGTCCCTTGGCGGGCCATGTCCGGTTATTGTTCAGCTCCGCCTTAAACTTGGTCAGCGACTTGATGCCGAGCGCCCCAATCTCAGCGTAAGCCTGAGCCTCACCGCCAGCCCCATTACTCTGGCAGAAACGGACGTTTGCGGTGCCCATGGGTTTATACATCATCACCGCATGCTTGCCGGGCTCGTGCAGCTCAAGAGACGGGTTCGTGCTGCTCCGCACTTGGTGGTATTGGCTCTCACTGCCGCCAGCCACCACCAAGCTATTCATCTGGACAACGCCGTCAGAGTTCACCCCGAAAGCTTGCCCCAGCCAAGTCCCATCCTGATAGCGGTGGAGGCCCCACATCCCATTCGCTGGATCCATGCCAGCACCCCAAGTGCGGCCGCGGAAATCTTCATATGGGCTGAATTTCAGGCCGCCATTTGCCCCCACTCGCACAGAATCAGCAGCTAGGCGCTTGAGGGCGGCGATCTCATGGCGGCCGATGGCGATCACCTTGGATGGGGCATTCTCGGCGTTCACCTTGGCGCTGATATACGGATCGGCATCCTCGGGGGCCTCTATGCCCAGCCAGGAGCCGCCATTACCGCCAGCACGCGAGCGCGCTATCAACCCCGCTCTGGCGTAGATAGCATCTTTCGCGTCGACGCCACCGTCCAGGGGGCCGCCGGTCTTCGGGTATCCTCCCATCTGCTCCAGAGTGGGTTTGTCCGTCACCTCGTTATAGGTAGGCCAGCGGCTGGCGGTGGCCGGTACCTGGTCAAGCTCCCCCCACTGGTGGCGGTGGCTGCCATCTTTGATCTCCACCGCGATGGTGACGCCCTGGGCGTCTTCGAGGATGCCCTTGCCGGTCACGTCCCCGGTCAGCTCGATGGTGCGCTTGCGGCGCACGTCGGTGACGCTGCCGTCCGCATTGACGATGGCCACCTTGGCCACATGGTGCTGATGGCCGTTGCTGTCCAGGTAGTCGGTGAGCTCCGGCACACTTAAGCTAAGGGTGAAGTGATTCACCCAGGCATCGAGCAGAGAGCCCGCCCGGTAGATGTCGAGCCAGAGCCCCACCGGCTTGGCGCCCGGGGTCACCTTCTTGACCTCGTTCAGTTCCGCCCGCAGGCCGCCCACATAGGCCACCCCGGGCTGCACCTTGTAGACCCCGGACTCGTTGACCAGCTTGAAACCGTCACCGTAGAAGGTGGCCGGCCCGAAGAACTGCAGCGCCTGCAGGCGCAGGTCGTCGTCCATCCCGCGCAGGCGGGCGGCATAGTCGATTTGCCAGGTGCTGGCGTCCACGTGGGTAGCGGTGGCCTCCGCCGCGCGGTCGTACTCCATCAGCATGGATTTCACCAGACTGTTGCCGGTCTGGCCGGTGGCCTCGTTGGTCTTGAGTTTGGTTTCCAGCCCTTTGTGCACAATCATCCCCACCACGCCGGTGGCCTTGTTGATGAGGTACATGGCGTTGAAGCTGAAATCGCCGACCGTGGTGTCCATCACGATGGTGTAAGCCACCGCATCATTGTTGATGCGCCCGCGCTGGTCCACCGCGTGGCGGTGCACAATCTGGCCCGCCGGCGGCAGGCCGCTGTCCGGGTTGATGGCCGCATCAGGATCGAGCCCCGGCACGTTGGCCAGCACGAACTCATCGAGCACCACCGGCGTCTGGTTGATCAGGCATTCCTGCCAGTAGCGGGAGAAAGCGTTGGTAATGATCTGGCTCATGCGTTCCTCTTGAGTGTCGCGCCAAACACCTGCTGGCTCATGTCGATACGACCGAACCGCAGGGTGCCGGTGACCGGATAAACCACCTGAAAGCGATAGCGTCGGCAGGTGCGGCCATAGTGTTGAATGAGGGTTTCCATCAGTTTCTGGTTGGCCGCGATGGCGCCATCGGTCACCTCGATGGTGATGACGTCCCAGGGGGCGCCGGCCTGGCGTTCGTGGATGTCACACCAGCCGATGCCCAGGCGCTCAAAGATGCGCTTAAAGCCGGCCACCTCGCCGGCGTCCCGGGCGTTCACAAAGGCGAACTTGACCCGCTTGCGAAAGAGCGGCAGCGGCTCGCCGTTGAAGCGAGTGATGTCCCGTTCCCAGGCAAGCAGCGCCAGCAGGGACGCCGAGCAGGTCAGCGGGTCTTGCTGGGCCAGTGGCAGCAGCAGCCAGCCCTTGACCCGTTGCCAGAAGGCATTGATCCCCTTGGCCAGAAACCCGGGCTCGGCGTGGGCCGGGCTGATGGTGTAGCCATCTTCCCACCAGGGGGCGCTGGCATCGGGCAACACCGGCGCCTGCAGGTCGTGTTCAAGCAGGGTCGGGTCAGTCATGCAGGGTCACCTCCAACTTATTGAGGCGGGGGATGGCCAGACCTGACACGATGTCATCTTGCGCAAACTTGAGGCTCTGCAGCTGCGGGAACTGGCTGTGCAGCTCGCGGGCCAGCTGGGAGAGCGAGAAGCGCGAGCGCGGCCAGGTGCGGGTAACGGCCGGGAAATCTGCTGACTGACGAAACGCCGCCTTGACCAGGCTTTCGGCGCCCGTCTTGAGCGCGGCTTTCTGCTCGTCGGTGAGGTTGGCTTGTGGCCATAACTCAAGGGTGAGGCTGTGCTGGGTCTCGGGCATGGCCATCACGAACAGGTCATCGCCGTGGCCATGGTTGCCCTGGCGGCCCACGTAGTCGTTGAGCTGATTGATGAGGCTGGCCGGGGTGGCGCCCACCTCCAGCAGGATGTACGCGTTGGCGGTACCCGGGCCGCGGGGGCCCTCATGTTCAAAGAAGATGTGATCGGCCCGGATCCCCGCCACGCTGGCCAGCATGGAGCGGTAAATGGCGTCGATGTGGTAGCGCCCCACCGCCGAAAACTGGTTCTGGATGCGCAGGCCGAGCGCGTCGTTGCCCTCGGCATCGGCGCCCTGGGTGGTGATCCACTCCTTGTCATCGTTGCGGGCCGAGAGGATGCCGGTCACCGGTTCGCTCAGCAGGTTGTAATAACCCGGGGCCAGATTCCAGGCGCTGCCGGCGAACTCAGCCTCGCAGACCACCTTGGCTACCGCCTCGCCGGCGGGGCTGACCACCGCCTGCAGGGGCTTCACCCGGTAGATGGTGCCGTTGATGCGCTCGGTGGTGACCCAGATATCGGCCGGGATGGTGACCGCCTCGCCAGGGTTCACCTTGACGAAGTGGATCACCCCTCGGGTCTTCTGGGCGGCCTTGCGGGTGAGGTCCACATCCCAGGCCTTGAGATCGAGATAGGCATCGGTGGCAGTGGCCGCAAAAGTGTTGGGCAGCACATGGCCCGCCAGTAGTGTGCGGATAAGCCAGAGCGCCGGGGTGATGACCACCCCGCGCACCAGCCGCCAGAAGGGGCTCACATCGCTGTCGTTGGTGATGAGAGAGCCGGCGGCCACCACCTCCTTTTTGAGCTCGGCCTCCATGGCCTGCTCGGTGGTCGGCACACCGGCCTCGGCCAGCAGGGCCATAAAGTCCACGTTCGGGCGCAGGTTCACAGGGTTACCTCCAAATCGCCGAATTCATAGGTGCGAGCGGTGACCAGCACCCGGGTGGGGGCCTCTTCACGGATCACGATGGTGCCAGGCACCAGCCGCTCGTCGTCTTCTACCAGCAGCTCAATCTCGGTCATTACATCGGCGCGCAGGGTAGGGCTGCGCTCGCCGATGAGCTTGCGGGTCAGCCCTGACTCCATGATGCGGTGCTTGATGTTCTGCCCGATGCTGTGGCGGTCCTGGGTGTAGCGCGGCTGGCCGCCGGCATCGAGCAGCCAGGCGCCGTTCACCACCAGGAGATCGATGTACTTGGGTTCGTTCATCCGCGTTGCTCCACCCAGGCGTTTTTCTCCAGCTCGTCCGGTGTCGGCATGGTTTGGGGGTTGATGTGTACCTCGCCGATATGCAGGGCGCGGGTTGGCTTCTGGTTGGCTGCACTGGCCGACGCGTTGGCCTGGATCAACTGCTGGCCAAGGCCACCTGCTGGTACCTTGCTCTGGTCCTGCTGGCGGTAGTCAGCCAAGGGGCTGTTCACCACGCTGGCAGGGGGCGCCATCGTCACGGGGGAGGCTGCCCACTTTGGCAGCACGTCCACGTTCAAGGCGCCGGTATCGAACTCGGTACCCAGGAACTGATTCGAGGCATCGAGCACGGTCTTGATGAGCGCGATCAGCGCCCGCCACGGGGTGAGCAGGGTGTCGAAGGCCGCGCCAAGGATATTGCCCATCCGGCGGCCGGCATCGGCCACGTTGTCGATCCCGACGCTGGCCTGGTTGGTCTGCTCAAAGAAGCTGCCAAGCCAGGCGATCCCCTGACCGAGCAGCCCCACGATGAGGGTCAAGAAATCCACCAGAGGGGCCAGTGCCTGCGAGGCGAGCGGACCAAAGGTCTCGGCCAGACCGCCAAAGAAGGCGCTCAGCAGTTCAAAGTCGGTCAGTACCGCGAAGGTGGCGCGCAGTTCGTCCCAGTAGATGATGGCCAGCACCACGGCGGCGACCAGCGCCAGGATCGCCCCGATGATGATCACCGCCGGGTTGAGGCTCATGGCCATGTTGATGGCCAGGATCACCGGGCGCAGGCCCGCGAGGGCCTTCTTGAACAGGGTGAGGGGGGCGGTGAGGCCGCCAAAGGTCAGCGCCCAGGCCAGGGTGGCCAGCTTGGCGAGGCCGGCCAGCATCAACCAGGCCCCGGTCACGATGCCAAGGCCGGCGATGGCCAGCACGGCGTACCCCACCACCTTGGTGAAGTTGGGAAAGATCCGGGTCCAGCGCAGCACCACGGCGCCGCCATCGGCAAAGGCGCCCACCACCTTGTTGATGGAGGGGAGCACCGCCCCAAAGGCGGCAGCCCGGATCGCGAACCAGGCTGATTTGACCCGTTTCCACTGATCCACCATGGCCTTGGCCATCTGCTCGGCCTTGCCCATGCCGTGGGTGTTGGCCAGTGCGTTGATACTGGTAGCCAGGCCCTGGGTGTTGCTCATCAAGAGCTTGATCATGGAGACCGCTTCGTCCGAGCCAAACGCCTTTTTCAACTCGTCGCTGCCGGCCACGGTGAGGGTTTCACCATAGCGGGCCTTGAGCTTGTCCAGGATATCGAGTACCGGCAGCATGTTGCCGGCCGAGTCGGTGAACTTGAGGCCGAGCGCTTTCTGGGCACTGCCGACACCGGCCAGGAAGGACTTGAACTTGGTACCAGCCTCGCCGCCGCCCATGGTGGCCTGCAGGTGGCCGAGCACGGCGAATTGCTCATCCATCGAGATCCCGGCGGCGGTGGCGTTGGCGCCAATGCCCTTGAAGGCGTCAGTCATGCCCTGGCCGGTGGTCTTGAACATCTGCACCGCGAGCGCGGTCTTGCCGGCGACATCCTCCACCCAGTTGGCCTTACCCATCTTCTTGGCCTGCTGCTCGAAGATGCCATACATGGTGCCCATGTAATTGGTGATGGTGGCGGTGTCGGCCTTGGTGGCCTTGGCCAGCACGCCGGAGGCGCGGGCAAAGGAGGGCAGTTCGTTGCCCTCCAGCCCGGCGATGGCGGACTGGATATCGTAGGAGGCGCTGACAAACGCGCTGGCCGATTCGCCGTACTTGACGGAGAACATCAAGGCGGTGTCGGAGAGCTGCTTGAGGGTCTTTTCATGTACATCGAGCGAGGCCACTTCGGCCAGGGCTGCGTCCATTTCCAGGGCCGGCCCCAGCGCGTTCTGGATCGCCATGGTGCCGGCCAACATGGCGGCGCCACCGCCAGC